GCAGTTAAAACACTCTAGGATAGAGAGAATAAAAGATAATAGTGTTTTAATAAATCGTAACAAAAACCGGATTCGACCCCCCTTTCTGCAAAGGGCGGAAGTATCTTAGTCAGGTTTGAAATATAAGATTGAAATAATGATAAGTAAAAGATAGCTAACGTATTAGGGAAAATCAATTAAGGATCAGGTTTGGTGGGAATATAAGCTCCTGGATAGTAGCTATATTCATTTGGATCGGCGCGAAGACCGGAATTTAGAGCTGGTGGTATCCCAGTCAAGTAGTCAGCCTTAAAAGGACTAACACCAAGGAAGTGAGAGAAACGTGCGTCAGGCGACATGCTTGCGTAAATTTCCAGCTTCACATGGTATGTCAAGTCGTTCTTAGGTGCTTCAAGAATGAGCAGAGTTTTATTCCAGTTTTGATCAAAAGTAGGCACACGATTGTTAGCAGGCAAGTAGCGGGTTTGATTGAACTGGCGTGAACCAATGCGAATAGCTCCAGGCACTTGAGTGGAAGTTGTTGGAACTCCACCCACAGTGTAAGAAGTATCAACAGGTCCATCACCAGAGGAATCTCCCAGACGAGCAGGCCAAAAATCGTGAGGCTTCATCGTTGCTGGAGTTAGAACAGCATAATCATTAACGCGCCTACCAATGGGACGGAGATCAAGAGAATTAACCACGAACATTGCAACACCAGTAGTGTCACAACGAGCAATGATGTCAAACTCAGTGTCTCCAGCAAAAGCAGCGAAAAATTGAGAGAATTGTTGAAAAGCGTTTTCTAAGCCTAAAAATTCTAAAGACGGTGCGGCCCCGTTTACACTGGGGGCGTCTTGGAGAGGAAGAAGGCCAAGATCGATGGCCCATCTTCCACCTGAAGCAAGCTCAACGGTCCCAGACCAATAGGGAAAAGGACGCGCAAAAATTTGACGAAAACTACCACGAATTGGATTTGGGGAATCAACAATGAAGGGGACAACGGCAGAACGACTGGCGGCTTCATCTGATGTACTAGCTACATCAGAACTAACAGTTTGATTGAGAGCAGCTTGCATCGTAGTAGTTTTTCGAGAATAAGTAGGTAGTGGTTTAGTTCTAAGTGGAACTGCGGTAAGCGCAGCAGGAATAGGTCTAGGAACGAACGTTTTGAAGTTTTCCCAACGAGAATGGATATTCATCGTGGTTGGCTTCTCAGAGGCAGAAGGTTGCATAAATGTAAGTTGCCATATAATTAGTTGCCCGGCAATAGGCATTTCTGAAGAAGGATCGAGATCAAAATAATCAGCAAAATAGGTATAAGGTACGAATAGCTCGACTGGCTTATTGGAAGCATAGTCGATAATGACGTGGGGGAGAGATGAGAAAAATTTGAGGTTGTAATCAGGGGCACCTAGTTCAGGGAAGGCTCCATAAGGGACAAAGGCTACTAAGCACGCACCTCCCGAAAATGATCCAGTAGTAAGAGTAAATAGGAAACGTAGGTCTCCTCTAAAATAACGCCCAGTTTGATAAACTAGACGGGCTTGTCCTTGTAGAGCAGTATCGGGCAAGCTGTAAGAAGCAATAGTTTTGTTATTCCCGGCGGCTAAGGCTTTGGTATCAAAGTGAAAATATTTGGAAGAGAGAATACCTAGTTCTATTGATTCGGGCTTGGAAACACCAACGTGACTGCGAGCTTCAGACTTTTGAGTTGATTGTTGAACAGCATTTCCAGAAGTTTCTACAGCTGTTCCGGCTTGAAGATCTGCAGGTGAAGAAGTTGCAGCATTATCGGCTGAAAGTGCAGATTGCATAGTTGTGGCTTTCGCTAAAAGAGAGGGCAATTTCGAACGACAAGTTGAAGAGCGGGGAACCTTTTCAAAATCCTCTAAGGATTCATTTCTAAGGGCATGACTACGAGCAATATAAACTTGTGGGCAGGGAAACCATTTGTGAAGATCAAAATCTTCACCTCCAGAGACTGAAACAAGCATTTTGGGAGGACCAGTTAAGTCTATATTGATTCCAGAGATAGGATTGACGACGTAGAATTGGAGAAAACCGTTTGCAATACGCTTAAAAGAGTCATGAAAATCTGTAGCGACTAGATCGGGATTAACAATATCAGGCCTAATTTTCCAGCTATATGGGTTTACATCTGGAATTTCTAGAGTAACCTCTCGATGATCAGCATCAAAGGTATGGTAGACTGTTGGAAATTGAATTGATTCGTCATAGGTCATTGACGAGGCATAGGATGATTCTGGATCTATGCCATAAATGTAACAAAAAGCAGCACGAAAGGTCATTTCACGAGGGCCTACAAATCGAAAAGTGAATCTTAAGGATCCACGCCAAAAAGCGAAGCGAGTGCATAAATATTCTAATCTAGTGAGCCAGAAGGGCTCAGTTGTGAAGTTTGTTTTTGGGTCTAGGGGGAGCATATCAAAGTTGGCCAAACGGGCATTGGCAGGGGTGGATGTAGGGACGTCTATCACACGAACGGCATTCGGATGATTAATCCAGAAGTCAAAACCCTCCTCGTCAGCAGCGTTGAGGAACTGATCTGTTCCGTGGGCAGTCGTTCCGTTAGAATGATCCTCGACGTATTGGACAAACCTTTTTGAGTCAAAAGATGGTTCGACGAGTTCACCGTGTCGGATAGAAACAGAAGGCATTGCATGATTTCGAGACTGCATCGTAGTGGTTTTGATTGTTCCTGGAGCTTGCGAAGATACGCCCGAGCCATTAGAGGTGCTCGTGAGTCCTCCGAGATTGAGTTGAATTGAAGGTTGGGGGATTGACGGCATTGGCGGAAATACTGGTGCAGGTGGTCGTGGATCAGTGTGCATACCTGCAAGACCCGAGACGAGAGCAGAGACGAGAGCTGCTTGCGGAGTCGTTCGACGGTACCCAAGGCTAGGCAAGCCATCAGCGGTTTCAAAATTTGGACCAATTCGGGTTCGAACTGGCAGAACAGCATGTCGTAACCGGCTTGAGAGGTCGGTATAATTGCAAAGTCGTTGGATATCGCTTCCAAAAACTGGTCCATATGCTGACGGCAATCGAAGGAGACGTTCGAACCTAATTCTACGGAGAAGAAGTCCAGCAAGAACATCGCATTTTCGCAATGCGTGGCCATCGACGATGATAAGCCCTTGAGTAGGCTTGCGGCAGGTCTGAGGTTTGGGTGGAGTTGGTTTGAAACTTCGGGCATGGATTGAAAGAGAGTTAGAAAAAAGTGCTCGCTTGTACAAAGCGGAAGTGCCTCGGGGGCATTGAGAAATAGTCTTAATAAGCATGTGGGTTTGGTTTGGGTTTCCGATTCAGGTGATTCTTGAAGAAACGAACATCCTATCGGCTTTGGATATCGTTTTGCTTCCTCAGAGGATTGGGCGAGAGCGAGACGAGACATAATGTCATCAGGTGTTTGGCGTGTCATGTTGTCGGCCATGAGATAATCTTTTTCAGCTTGTTTGGCGACTTGCTTATCGCCTGTTGTGGGAAAAACTGAGGGATCAGTTTCATCGACGACGAAGAAGCAGACGGATGCATCTCCATCAATAGGGGAGCAGGTTTTAACAGAGGCTGAAGCTGAAGAATCTCGATGCATGTTCGGAGAAAACATTTGCATTGTTGTGAATTTTAGGTCAACAGACGTGAACGCATTGTGGACATTTCGAGGGCGTCGGAAGCGGTACATGAACGTATCATAATGGAAAACTTTGCTATGGAGAGAAGGGTCTAACTTTGAGAGGAAATAATCGCGTTGTTCGTTGAAAGTTGGCTCAGATTCAGGAATCTGACCATTCTTGCGTGTATTTCCTCGAAAGAAGGACCATTGCAGTGCAGAGTTGACAATCATGACAAGACCTTCAGGTGAAGGATCTTTCGTGTACGAAACTTGGTCAAGAAGAGTTTCAAAGGACACAAATGGAACAAGAGCACGAAGCTCCTCGGACCAAAGGATATTCTTCTTACAAAAATGAACCTCGAGTTGTTCGACAAATGGCTGGGGATCGCCATCTTTCTTTGCGGGGGTTATGACAATTCCATGTTCGGCCAAGAACGATCGTATAGTCAAGAAGTTGAAATTTTCAGAGATTCTCGGACTAACGATCATAACGGTGTCATCGCCGTTATGTTTTGTGACTACATTGTTCATGAAGTCAATAGGCTGTGATTCTGGGAAGATGGCTTTAAAAGCCATGGCTGTAAATCCGAATACGACATCGGAGTTATCTGTGGTTGTTCCCATCTTCCCGGATGGGTTTCCACATAGTTCCATAAAGATGTTGAATGAAACTACTTTGCAGGACTGACACATCATCATAAAATAACCTAATCTACGATAGTATGAGGGAGTACCCTCATCTTGATAGTACAAAGTGGTGAGATCAAAAAGCCACTTGAACATTTGAGCTGTGACAGTAGCTTCCATGGCCTCAAAATCAAGATCGACCATTTTCCAGCCAGACATGAGTCTGGCAACCATAGGAGAAAAGATGCGATTCCATTCGATTGATGCAGGATCCATACCGACTGTTGAAGGAAAGTCGATAGGATTTGAGTGTTTATAGTACATCCAATCGCCAATGGTCATCATGCCATAAACTAAATACTCTATAGGAGAGATCTGAAATGAGCGGGTCTTTCCGGCTATTGTCTCACCAGGATACCAATGAGAACCATCAGGACGGGGGTAATCATACTTAGCATTTGGAAGAGTTTCATCCTTGAGAAAAGAGGTGAGGAGACACATAGGGAAAATACCTTGCGAGCAGCTTTCAGATAATCGGTTGACAGCTACACAGAGACTTGGTGCAGGATTATAGAGATTTTCACGCACATCCCAAATGAGGAGGTCCTTGCGGCGGCAAGACCATCCGTATCCAACTGAAGCATCAGCAGGAATAAGGTTTACTGCCTCTAAGAGAGTGAACTCCCTTAAAGGTTTCTTTGGAAAAACGTGCATTTGTTTGTAGCAGGCAGTGGCAAAATCGAGAAGATCTTGGGCGAATGGTTTGCGGATTTTACCATACTTTTCTTCAATGATAGGCAAAAGGCGATGATCAGATCGAGCAGGACGAACGCGACACGTAGTTTGTTGAGTGAGTTTATGATCGCGGCGTTCATGAAAGGGAGTTTTCTTTTGAGATGTTTTTGAACTTCCTTTTACGGGCTTAATTGTTGTAGCGACAGGGAGAAAATTCCCACGAGGAGCGAGACCGGCAACATCAACATTGATGTTTTCACTAGGCACGAAACCTTGCATAACAGACTCCTTAAAGTCCATTTGGTAGAAGTCAGGTTTCTTGATTTTCATAATTGCTTCTCGAGAAATGGTTCCAGCATCACTAAAACGACCATCAAATCCAACATGAATTCCAACGATCCTAATACTACCACGAATGCGGCCAATAACGGGGGCACCGCAGTCACCAAAACCGCCTGAGCAGGCGTAAGTGAGACTTTTGTAGACGTTCAGAGCAGATTTTGTTTTCATTTGATCAGCATGGACTAAAACAGCCATGTCTGTGAGATTGATAGTTTTTCCTAGACGAGATCCTTCGAGAGTATGGATCTCAACGTCAGTAGTTGCAAATTCAGAAGTATTAATATATCTTTCCTCGATAAAGAGGCCAGTGATGTCCTTAATTCCGGGTATTGCAGTAGGAAGACGATGACAGACAATGTCGTTCCCGGCTCTTTCAGGGTATAAATCTATGAGCTTACTAGGAGTTAGAATAATAGGATAAGTAAGAATTCCAGTGGTAGAAACAACAGTCATGTTGAAACGTTTTTCAACAAGTTCAAAATCACGAAGACAAGTATGGCGATTGAGAATGAGATTTTGGCCATCGATGAGGAGACCATGAGTATAAGGTTGAAAATCGTCATCATCACAATCCTCGGTTAGAAGAACTATGTGTGAACGAATTTTTTGCTTAAGAACGCAATCTTCATCGAAACCTTGTTTGGCAGTAAACTTTTGGGACACAGCAGCTAGACGCTCTTTTGCAGACTTTGTTTCCATTGTGCGCATGCGAGAAGCATACTGAGCTTCTGTATCTTTTTGTGTTGTTCCAAAAATCTTATATAAAACTAAAGCTATGCCAGTGAGAGCAGCAGCTCCAATTGAAATTCCAACTATATACCTAACCATTGATGTTTGATCAGCTGTAAGTCCAGTGACCTTAACAGCTTCATGAGGAACAGCTCCAAATTCTGAGGCCATTTCATTGGCTTCATCCATAAGAGCAGTTGCCAGCGAAGATGCAGTTTGATCAACTTTTCCAAAGACAGTAAACATATAATGACAAATATCCTTAAAAGAAAATCCAGGACCTTTAGCTTTTGTGAGTTCCTCAATGTAGAGTTTTCTTTCGTGGTCTACGCATGGAGCGTAGTTTCCACCAGCGATAGCGTTAACAGCATCAGGAGGAGCAAGTTGTTTTAAAGGAACAAACCACATGTGAGGAAAGGAAGCAGCTAGTTTAGGATTATTAAGAGCTAATTCTTCTAGGTGAGGTACTAACTTTTCGTTTGTGTCTAAATCAGGACGATAGTTCGGATTGCGAGCGCAATAAAATT